GATGGGGACTCCTCCCCCCCTCGTAGTCATACAATCAAAGATAAAGTTTATTAAAACGATATCTCTGAAGCCGCCGCCAGTCTCAAGAGAGACTATGCAGCTGGTAAGAGTTGCGGTAAAGGAGACGATAGACTCCGTGCCGAAACATGTGTTCACCGGACTTTCAACGAAAGCCCGGATCACAATAACATCCTCTGCCTGCTGGGAAGTAACCCGCAGGGAGGGTGGAAGCCTACAGGCCATAAGTGAACTTATGGCCGAGGCCAATTCTGGTAGAAAGGCACACATATTGGACCTTTACACCGGAAAGCTCATCGCCTCTAAGAAAATAGAGGAAATGGAAGCAGGAGAGTACATCGTCTGTCGATGCCTAGAAGACGTACTTGAGCGAGACCCCTCCGAAGTATCAGAGGTATTTGTCGCAATAGTAAAGGAACCAGCCAAGGCCAGGACCGTTACTAAGGGTCACGTAGCACTTAAAATAGTGCTTGACGTGATCAATAAGCTCGTGTCGTATCCTCTTAAGAAGATACCGACGAGCAAGTCCGGAATGGGCATGGATGCCCATGGATGGAACTTCTTCAATGACATGTATACAGAGGATCATGTCAAGGAAGCATTCCTCATCAGATCTAGAGTAGAATCTGGGGGAGGAAATAGTCCTACTATTCGTGAAGTCGAATATGAGGACCTGTATGCGGAATGTACAGATTACGTTACCGCTACAGACGCTATGAACCATGAGATAGCATGGGAAATAGCGAAAAATTGGATGACAGCATGCGGTATACCGCCTGTTCTCCAAAAGATCGTACGATTAACATGTTTTGTTCCTCGTAAGGTCTTCTTTACTGCCACCGGGGGAATGTCCCAGGTAGGAGTAAAAACAGACGAGGATTGGGTAAACTACGTAATCCTCGAATGTGGTATAATGATGGGAGATCCTCTCACAAAAGTTATACTTCATATCCTCAATATCTGCGTCCGCAGAACTGGGAGATATATAGCCTCTGGTAAGTACACTGAACTTACTGGAGACCTTCCACCAGTTCCTATCAAGGAGGAACTGTTGGAGACTTTCCCGATACCGATAATAATCGGTGACGTGAATGACTATCGGCCACTGGAAGCCGATGGAAGATCAATCCAGGTGTTACCAACACCTGCGAGAGTGATCACTGGGAAGCAGTATCGAGATATCGTACTTGCTCCTCAAAATCTTTACTCTATCAAGGGAGAACTTGATAGGGCGAAGAAGGCAGCGGAAATGTCACCGATTGACTTTCCGTTACCTGGAGTCCATATATTTGGTTACCAAACAGATGACTCCACTCTGCAC